TTTTAAGCGGAAACCCGCGTCACTATTGACACCCCTATCCCCCGTAAGAAATTTATTTTTTTTTAGCTGCCGCAGCCAAGCACTCTGGTCTTGCGCTGCTTGAGGCTTATAGACAGAGACAACACGATCATTTCGCCTTCCGGAATTCCAAACGTCTGATCATAACCCATAACACCAAGAAATGTACCCTCGAACACCTTTTGGCGAATCCCAAACTGACTGACGTAATCCAAAGTCATGATCTTATGACTATTTTCAATAAAAGGATCCGCAAGGCTCTGCCACGTGGTAATCCTGTTGTCATTGCGATCCTTGTAGCAGTATTTATTCACGAGCCCCGTGCCGAACTCAGCGAGCGATCCATATTTGATTTCACGGTCAACCTTCGGTCCGATGGTAGCGATGTAGCTGATCAATTCCTCCTCACCGTCTGGCGGAAGATTAGTATTGTCCGCAATCTTGGTGTAGATCGCCTCCAGCTTACAGTTACTCCAGATGACTTCCTCGACCGCATCACCATTATCCCCAAAGCCATTAAAGTAAAGACGCACCTGCACATTCTCTTCCGTCATACCAGTGATAGGCGCTGGTAGAAAATCCGTAACGAACACACGATCCTGCTCACCGTAACCGGCCTCTGGGAAATTCGTGCCGAAGCGCTGCACAATAAGATCACTCTCAGATGTGTCTGTGCCGGATCCATCTATGTCTATGGCAACCCATCCGATACCACCCGGCGCAAGAGTGTACTTCCAATGATAACCACCTGCGATAATGCTGAACCCGAGCAGTGATGTTACATTGGCATTCATAAGGAAAGCAGCACTAACCGACAGCTTGAAGCGCACATTGTATCCGGACACACGATACAACCTCTGTGGCCGCGAGAAAATATACCGAAGATTCTCCGAACTGTATTCCAGCGCCGAGCCTTGCGCGGAATTCTCAAACTCCTGGTTGAATGATGGATTAGCTGGATGAACGACTAGCACGTTGTTATTGCGAAAGGAAAGCCAATCCGTATCCGCAAACGTACCGACGCCAAAGCCCCAGTTCTTATTTGCAAGGTCATCCGCGTCATTGTGAGACTGAATCGGATCACAGAGCTGAAAATTATTTTTCCAAGACCATTTGACGAATAACTCACGAATGGTATTGCGATATCGCAAGACATGATCCCGATCTGCATAAGTCAGGAATTCCAAGCCAGCACCTTGAAAGTCAGCACAAACCAAACCACGCCCAGTTCGAGCGTCACCGACACCGCCAGTCCACTCCTCCCAGTCAGAAAACCGTTTAGAGTATATCTGAATAGAGCCCTGGCCAAAATTTAACCGCGAACACACCCAACCCAAATCTTCAGTGTAATCATCATCCTCGCGCACCAATCCAGAAGACATATAGATACGGTAGTTCAGCGGCGAGAATACATTGACAAGGATATCGAACAGAGTATCATCTTCATTAAACGTGCTGCAGTCTACCCACATGAACGCATGCGGCGGACGGTTGGATATGTTACCGCCGTCATTGGGATACCATTCGCCCCAGAAGCGATAACGGAGCGTTTGGCGGCACTCTCTGAGGCAGTGCCGGAAGAGATGATCGAGCCGGAGCCGCGGATGATTCCACGCTTGTCCTTGAGCATTGCGATTACGGATACCCTTGAGGTAAGACAGCATATCTGTGGCCACCAGAGAAAGCACGTATGGCTTGGCGATGTAGCTTTCCTGGTACCCTTCACCAGACAGGTAGCCAGAGAAAAACTGATAGTTACCGGACACCTCTACTTTGAATTCAAAATCCGAGGCAGATACCACCTCATTGAATCCTTCTGCTCCAGTGACCACCATCAGATTCAACCGGCATCGAGTCGCATTGATGGTATTGAATATCGCGGCGTCGTCACCAGTTCCGACCTCAATGATAACAGGATCGCCTGCCATGCAGATTTCTTCTACATCACCGGTGTACTTCTGCTTGTAAATCGTCACCGCCCAGGCACCACCTTGGTTGTCCGTAAACTTACATTCCCAGCGTTTACCATATTCACTAAGATCGTAGATCCAGAAGGTGTAGCTATCCGAGGCTCGATACTGAAAGTCGCCAGTACCATTTGCCCGGCGCACCTCCAGCTTCTTCTCTCCGGCAGTAGTGAATGACTGAGATATCTCATAGCTGGACGGAAGAGGAAGCCATGAACCCGTGCCAAAGCGATACTCGATCCACGAATAATCCATGTTAGTGTCGATCTCGATCACCACCGTGCCACCGCCCAGATCATGGATATCCGTGATCTCTTTGAATGGACGAAGTATCGACACGTAGTAATATGGATGAATCTCGCTGTCGTAATCAGCATCGTATGCTGTTGGCGCGTAGTTGTCCGTGATATTCGAGCCATCCACGACCCGAAGGATGCCTAACTTGTTATACGTTGGCATTAGCTACCTAATGTGTTTGAATTCAACTTTGCAGCGCGATTCTGGACCAGCAGCAGATCCTGACCACTGATGCGGACATCCATCACTACGGGAGAGCCACCAGTCTGGAACTGCCCGAGGAACTGACCCATCTTTTCGAAAGGAATGATCGCCTCTTTACCAGAGCGGTTATCGCCGACCATCGCGAGCGTTGGACCTGTCACCATACCACCTTGCGCGAACTTAGGCACCAGAGCGTCGAAGAGTCCGCCGATTACTGCTGGAGCAGATGCAGCCAGAGCTGCACCGAGGATGGGATTTGCGGACAATGCACCAGCCTTGATCGAAGCTGCAATCTGAGCAGCTACTGCCTGAGCAAGAAGCGCCTTGATCGTATCCCTAATGGCATTGAAGAACTGCTCCTGTGCATCACCCATACCGCTTGCAACGCTTGACACCAATGTACCAAGAGCCTCACCGGTAGCGCCCGCCGCATTTACGATCGCATCCGACATCATAGTGCTAAACACCTGACTCATAGCGAGCTGGTCATTTACCCGCTGAACCGCTAATGCCGCCTGATCGGCTGACGCTGCCATTGCGGCAAACCCGTTGATGGATGCTGAGGTGTCCACGAGGCCACCTGTAGAACCGCTGATGGATGTATTTTCAATCGGAGCAATTGGCTGAACATCGAGTTGCTTCGTAGCGTTTACAGCACGGTCAAGATCGACCTGCGCCTGCGCGAGCCTCGTCTTAAGCTCATCGAAGTACCCTGTGCCGGCAGCAGTGTTGTCAAGCTGATCCTTTAGCTCTTTGACCTGATTAGAAAAAAACGCGATAGAACCTACAGCGAACTCAGCAGACTTGGCGCTTGCGTTGAATGAGTCAGCACCTGTATCCGTTTGGTTGACACGATTGAGAGTAACAGCCAGATCGAGCAACTTACTTTGCTCAAGACCTAATGCTGCCAACTCTTCTTCGATTTGTTTCACACGCGCAACAGAACCTTCGGCGCTTATTCGCTTAGTTTCTTCCCCTTGAACTTGCAATTGAGCATTTGCATCTAATGCAACCTTTACCCGCTTTGCCTGCTCATCCTCTAGTTCATTGATTTTACGCTGTATTTCAACGATCCTTTCCTGAGCAAGCTGCGCCTTGGCTTTTTGCAAAAGACTGGCAGTATATGCTTTTACGGCGGTATCAGCTTTGCCAGTAAGTATATCCTCTTCCTTTAGATTCCCAAGGAATTTTGGGCTAATCTCATTGATCTGGCGCATAGCCTTAGCCCGCTGCTCATCGGTGGTATTCTTATCCTTTACTGTTTTGATAAGAATATCAAGCTCAGCGCGCTCGCCTGCAATTGCATTAGCAGCATCAGTGTTGAGCTGCTTTAATCGGTTGCCGAGTTTTTCAAACTCACTTTGTTCACGGCGCATTCCGCTGAACGCTAAAGCCAGCGCAGCAATAGCAGCTATGGCAAGACCGACAGGACTAACAAGTGCAGCAAATCCAGACGCAATGACTGGTAGCAATTTCGATGCAGCGCCTAAAGTAACGAGCAAAGGACCTATTGCAGCAGCTATTCCAGCGACAACAACAATTACCTTCTGAGCCTCCGGAGTCAAGTTTTGAAACCATTCGGTAACACCTGCAATCGCTTCACTAATATCGTTTAAGAGCCCCTCCAGGTTTATGGACCGTGCAATGCTATCCCCGAGCGTGCCGAGCGACACCTTCACAGTGTCACCGAAATTCTCGAAACTATTTTGTAGTCCACCGGTAACCTGTGGCAGCTTTAGCAACTCACTGTTGACCTTTTCGACAAAGACCTGAGCGCTGATGCCAGCCTTTTGAAGCTCTTCCGGAACGGCAGTACCGAACGCATCCTGCATCACCTTCCGGATTTGTGGAACGCGCTCTGCAATCTGGTTTACTTCTTCCGCGCTGATCTTGCCCTTGGAAGCCATCTGACCCAGAGCGAGGATCACCCCATCCAGATCAGCCTTTCCGCGACCGACAGTGGCAAGAGCATTGCCAAATCCTTTTAAGGTAGCCTCAGCAGTTTCGGCAGAAAATCCCGCTGCCTGCAGGTTGATGCTACCTTGAATTGCCTCCTCGAACCCAAGACCGGGCAGCTTAGCCACCTCTTTGAGCCGCGCAAACTGCGCATCAGCCTCTTCGGCACTTCCAGCCACAGCCGTGAGGCCACGACGGAGACTATCAATTTTGGCAGCAGAAGCGACAGCAGCAGTACCCACACCGATCAGCGGCAGACTGATAGACGCCGACAGAGTAGTACCCACATCGGTCATTTTTTTACCTAACCCATCAAACTCCTTCTCAGCTTTTTTCAGGTTAGTTAAAAACTGATTGATGTTAGCCCGAAGGATGAGTGCGAGTTCCGCGCTTGTCTTGGCCATTGAATTTCTCTTTGTGGAGTCTTACCAATTTTTTCACCCGGTCAGAGTTGAGTATCTCCAGCAACTCCTCCTTCGTCATTGACGCTTGCTTGCGCTTTTTAGAGTAGGGATTGAACTGCTCAATGTCTGGTGGCTTAGCACCTTTTTTCAGATGTGGCATAAGACTGACCTGAGCGATCAATCCGGCGTGCCTCCATCCGCGCTCATCGAGCATTCGCTGATGCTCAAACATGGCATCGAGCTCGAACATGGTGAGCTCCCAGAATTCCGAAGGTCTTACACCCCCGTAGGCAATGGCGTCTCGGTAGATGTCTCTCCAGGTGTACTCGCGCCCTGAGCCGTGCTCGGAGCGCTGATCGCGTTTCCCGCTGGCATGGAGTTCATAAGTGCGGAACTCAGCATAGAGAGCACTTCATCGGCATTGTCTCCGGCGAAGATGTGTGCACAGAATTCATCGTAGCCGATTTCTACCGCCACGCGCTCAAAAGCGCAGGCATTCTGAAATGCGGCATAAGACATCTCCAGCACTCCCTCGATTGGATCCTTCTGGAGCTCATCGGCGATTTTAGCAAACTCTACCCCGCGGCGGCGACAGAAGAGGCGGTAGGCATTGAAGTTGAATTTCAATGCCCAATCACGCCCCTTCATAGCCACCACGGCTACGCCTTTTTCTGAAATTACATTGTCAGTCATGTATCCGTGGTGTTAATGGTTTACGCTGGAACTACAGCCACGTTGAGCGGAGTGGTGCCCTCAATGGTGCAGTCGTAAGATGCCACTTCATTGAGCGGGAAAGACATGCTCAGAGAGCTGATGTATCCGTCACCGGTGTACAACGGATCGCCGGTTACTCCGGTGGAGATGGAGACGCTTACAGTGTCTTTTGCAAGCCACTTAGCCACGAGCTCCTCAACACCTTGGTCGGTGTTGTAAACGGTCAGCGCACTGAAATTGCAGGTCCAGTTGTTCTGGCCTGGCAAAACCTGACGCGCGCCTTCGTTGTCCTTACAAGTAGCGTCGATCACTTCGCTGGACAATTCCAGAGACAGATCAGTGGAGCAGCCTACCGGCTCTCCGTCGATGATTGGCACCACCTTGGTGCCTACAAATACGCCGTTGGTTGGCATCTTCTTTTAGTGTTTTGATTAAACCAAATTTTCGAGCCGCGCACGTGGTGGTGTATCCTTACTCTCTGCAGGCTCTTCTGCAGTAGGATTATTTCTTTTCTCAAAATCGGCAAGCACTTTCGCTGCATCCATATACTCCGCCTTCTTATCAGTGGCTACAGCATAGCCATCGGCAATCATCCTCTGCGCTTTTTCGCGCGTCATGCTTACAACGCGATTTACCCGAGATGATCTCCCTGGCTCTTCACGGACTATGAGGACACTCTGCATCATTTGCTTCCGATATTTTTCATCAGCATCCAGTCAAGGATGCGCTGTTTGTTTTGAGCGAGGTATGTAGCCATGTCCTCGCTCAGATAAGTCAACACACAGATAATAATCGGCACTCTTGGATCTTCGAGCTTGTACTCAAGCAGCATGCAGATCCACCATCCAAGGTATCCACCGCCGATCATCACTAGGTAGATACCGAGTCGCTGCGCGATGCTGAGCTTTCGCTTTGTCATCAGGTCGCGACCAGTCTTAATAATCATTCCCACTACCACAGAGATGAAGGGCACCATGTCCGCAAGATTCCGGGTGAAATCAAACAGCGAATGCCCTTTATTCATGTCGCAATTTTGAGACATGGAATTCAATTGATAGCTGTACAATTGTTCATTTATCTGATCTGTATAGAGATATTTCCAAAGGCAGGATCCGCAGCTCCATCACCGCCATGTGCAGCCACACGTAGAAAGACATCCGTGCGAGCAGGAGTAGGTATAGTATGCCAGATAGTTGCTTTGCACGTGCCAATACTGGACACATCAATAGCATTATCCCCTGCTATAGCTCCAGTGCCAATAGTCACCCAGCTTACGCCGTCAAGACTATACTGCGGATAAAGTCGCGGGCTGTTCACCGACGCGCTGCCGGTAATGATGGTCGCCACTACACGAAGCTGAGTAGTATTAGTCAGGTCCGCACGCATGACACCACGGCGAGCGTTACCCTGCGCCACATTTTCTTCCGTATTGGGCTGGTTGGTGTAGGTAAAATTGCCGCTGACATCTGAATGCACATCGAGTTGCGAAGGAAAACTTGGTCCTGCTGGACCTTGAGGACCGGTCGCACCGGCAGGGCCAGCCGGTCCTGTTGGTCCAGTGGCACCTGTTGCACCTTGAGGACCGGTCGCGCCAGTAGGGCCTTGTGGACCTTGTGGGCCTATTGGCCCCAATGGTCCTTGTGGACCTTCCGCTCCGGCAGGACCTTCGGGACCAGTATCTCCGGTGTCACCTTTTGGGCCAGCCGGACCTTGAGGACCGGTTGCGCCGGTGGGACCAGCAGGACCAGTTGCACCAGGAATTCCAAACGCAGCATAAGGCAACGCATTCCACGCTGTCACCCCATCCCCGAGCTTATGCTTATACTGCCGCACCCCGGACACGAGAGTGAAGCTATCGGTCTCGATACCCATCTCAGCATTGCCGAGCACAGGATTTGCAGATGTCCAATTTGCCGCCGTATCGCGACGAAGTCTTATTCTGGTTGCCATTTACGCGCCTCCTCCGTCTAATGTGTCATCATAGGTTGAACTCGCAGTGCCACCGTCTGCATCCCCACCTGCATCCGGGCAATCCGGAGTAGGCACTTCACCGACGCGCTTAATCATCACTGTGTACGATGCGGTGATGGCATGAATCGGATGATCTACCGAGAAGTAATCATCATCCTGACTGACGTACACAATTTGCTCGATCTGGTGGCTCAATGCGGTGCCTGAGAATCCATCTATCGCCGCGCGGCAAGCATTGGTGATTGCTATTGCATCTGCGTAACTCTGCGTGAATGCCGTGAGCCTGAGTGTGCAACTATCCATCATGCTAGTAGCACCCTTGCAATTGGTCGCCTCTGTGCCATCCCACTCCATGACTACACCCGGCAGGGATTGAGACTGCGGACGAAATCCCGGAGTGATGTCAGCAGCAGGCACCAGAGCGGTCACGCCTGCATTATTGCTGAGGATATGTCGTATTCCGTCAAGCATACTTTTTCGCGTATCTGCGCATAGTGGTTACTAGTGCCTTTTGCAAGCTGACCGCAAACCCATTGAGCACCTGAGTCTCCGTTGAACGAATTGCATCAGCGATAACGTTGCGCGCCTGCACTCTTCCGGTGTGGCTGACTTGCGAAGTGATCGTAGCACCGGCCTTGGTGGTAAAGGTGACCGTGCGAGGTGTCTTGAGCTTACGATGCACCGTCCCTTTTTCAACCAAGTGGGCATGAGGAGCGCCGAGTGTGCCTCCATAACGCACACCTGCGAGCGTTGCCACGCGAGTCGAGGATCCGCGAAGCAGCTTAATACCGATGCTTCTACGGTAGCGACCGGTGACCACACCAGTGCGGGATGCGGCATTTTGGCGCATGGCCTGCAGAGCCGGTTTAAGAGCCTGACGCTCTGCACTGCGGATGACTTTTACAGACACCGATTCCGGCAACTGCTTCATCATCGCAAGCAGCTCATCGTAACCCTTGAGCTCTACATTCTTAGCCATTGCGCAGCATGTCTTTCATTCGACTACCGCGAGAGCTGCCGATGTAGTAACCGAAAATCATATTGCCAATGGTAAGCACCGCCCCGAATGCCATGTCGGCCAGACGTTGATTGCTCACCGGAATTTCAATGAACACCAGACACGCGATAACGAAGGCATTAAGCACAAGCCCAGTGATCACCACAGCGCCCATGAGTTTATCCGGCTTACCGGTAATCTTCATGTGCTCGATCTGCCTTGATCGCGCAGACTGCACATCGAGGAGCATTGCCTTGGTCTCTTCCAGGGCATTGGCTTGATGCGCCATCTCCATGTCGAGCTTCTTGAGTGTGACCTCATGCTCGAACTGGGCACGCATACGCTCGAATTCCAGATGCGCCTGCATCGCAGCTTCGCTCTGCTCTTTACGCTCGTTGAGCATTTCGCCCACGCGCTCGATAGCGTCGATGCCGGTTATATCTCCGGCGATCTCAAGCACATCACCGGCAATAGGCTTCACCTTGTCTCGGATGAAGCGAGCAAATCCGGTGTCTCTGAACGGCTTTTTACCCTCTTCCATAACCCCTATGTATTGGAGTCGCGCCACTCAGCATGGATGACCATTGACTCGCGGCGACCGACCTCTTCGATTCGATTGATATAATACTCCCTGCCACCATCCACGATGCGCATCAGCTCCGTGACTCCAGGAGTGTAGCGCATCCGGTAGCGGACATCTTTCACAGCCACACGCTGATCAGCAGTTACAGCCTCTCCGCGCGGCAACTGGACATATCGTGCCCACACCTTGGCAAATTCCGACCACGACTGCGCGCGGTCACCCGTTGCATTCTGGGTGAACGTAGGCTGCTCGATGGTGATCAGCCGGTCCATGCGTCCGATATTCTCAGGCATTGAGGATGCGGTGGAATTTGAGCAGGTTATCTATAGTGAGCTGTGACTTGGCGATCACTGTACCGATTACCTCTGGCTGACGCTGCTCGTACATGTGGCCAACGTGGAGCAGGATAGCCTGCTTGATCTCCGCAGGCACAGCATTAGCCGCATACCCGGCATCGAATACAATGCGATATCCAGCAATCTGACGCGGCGATGTTTTACTGTTGATCACGCGCACCACCGGTGGAGTGTACTCAACCGCAGCCTCGTAATCACCAGCATCCAAAGGCTCCCAATCAGTACCGTTATGCACCTGCACCGCAGTGATTGCGCTGATGGATGACAGAGGTATTTTCACGCGCTGCTGGAAGCGATCGTAAAACAGATAACCCTGGGACTCACCAAGCCAGAGCGGACAATACATCTCCACCTCACGACACGCCGCAGCGATCATTGATTCAATCAATGAATCCTCATCATCATGAGTTACCCGAAGATGCGCCTTGGCATCTTCGAGACTCACGATAGTGGTGTAATCGGCTTGCGGTGTAACGCGCTGGATCATTACCCAGGATTTTGAGCAGTTGAACCTTCGGCAGCAGCTTTTGCAGCGGCCTCTTCTGCTTCCTTAGCGGCCAGCTCAGCGGCAGCTTGCGACTCAGCATCTACCGCGACTGCAATACCCGCCTCGATGAGAAGCGCTGCTTGTGGTGCAGCCAACTCACATTCCTGTCCTGCGCTGTACGCAAGAAAGAATGGTGAGCCTGTCGGGCTTTTTTTGAACCGTACTTTGACGGTATCCGATGTCTTTTTAGCCATGTGGCGATGATTTTAAAAGTGATACTTTGACAATAACTCCGGGTGAATTGCTTCACCCGGAGTATTACTTATTCAGATCATTGCTGAATGTCAGGATTAGGCAAGAGCGCCATCCTTGATTGCAGCGAAGCTCAATGGATTACGCAGCTTGATGTCATTGTAGCTGCTTACGTAGATACGTACCAGCCCTTTGCCTTTCTGCGTGTATGGATCGACGAACAACTCCATACCACCCCACTGGCCAATGAGCAGGTCTGCCCAGTTACCAAAGAGAATTGCATGCAGTCCCGACCCGGTTCCCTTGGTCAAGTTACTTGGGACAAGTGACGTGCCCAGAATCGGGTAACCATTCACCTCATTACCCTCATTGATGAATCGTCCAGATCCTGAATCCTTGCTGCGCGTCTTAAGCAGCGAACGCATTCCAGGAGTGGAGAGGTAATGCAGGTTACCCATCATGGCACTTGCGGTATCAACCTTTCCTTCGAGCTCAACGATTTTTGCCCAGGTAGGCACACCACCGTTGGTACCCATCTCCACGCTCCCCACGCTACTAGCGTTGAGAATACCGGTAGGCACGTTGCCAGAGCCAGAACCATTGATGGCATCAGCATCGATCTTCTGAGCAACAGCATTACTCAGAAGATTGCGCACGTATGCCTCAACGCTTTGTCCTGTCTGGTGCAGGAGGCGCTCAGACACATCGATGAACGTGGTCAGACGAATCGGAGCAAGGCTCACCTTGTCCATCGTCGGATTGCTTTCGTCAGCATCGGTGGTCTCACCTTCCCATGTGGCGGTCACGTTGTTCGTGCCACGCGGCAAATCGAGATTGCCTACAAGGTCCGAAAGCACAGTCGCACCCAATTGAGCGGTGACCAGTTGCGGAGTCAGAAAAGGAATGGTTTCGCCCACCTCAGTAGGAACCATAACACCACCCTCTGATCCGGATGTGCCACCAGTGACGGTCATGTCACGCTTTTCCATCCGCACCATTTTGCTCGGCACACCGATGTAGCCATCGCGCGGAGCAAGGCCGGAAGCACGAAGTTCAGCCACGTGCTCTGCAACGAGATCAGCCTCAGGGCCGTCCAGTTTTTCTTTGAATGCTGAGGCACGAAGCATGAGCAGCAGCGATGGCTGCTCTTTCTTTTTTTCGCCGTCGATGATCAGCGGACTTTTTGGACCCTTGCCGGCATTACGGCGCTCCAGTTCCTCTGCCTGTTCGGCACGGAGAATTTCGGCGTCCAGAGCCTTGAGGGCATTCTGGTCGTCGTCCCACTTTTTGGACTCCTCAGCGTTAAAGCTGCGAGCCTCTTTCTTCGCGAGCTCATGCAGCTCAGTCATACGTGACTCGACTGCCGCGCGCTCTTCCTTGAGCTGCTTGCTTGTTTTCATTTTATGAATTGATTTTAGATGAACGATTCAGGAACAGCTCACGCTCGCGGATCTCCGCTTCCAGCGCTGCTGTATTTTTCGGCGCCTGCTTGGCAGACTCCAGGCTGCGGGCACTCACCGTGGTGCCCTCGTATGCCGGGTAAGTAACCGGCGATACATCGTACAGGCGACCGATCTTGGTGATGGTGCGCACTGCCATATTCGGATCGGTGTAATCCCAGCTCTCCTCCGCGATGGTGAATCCGAAAGAGGACTGATTGACATCTCCACGCTCGATGCTGCGAGCAAGGTCAGCCACGTAGCTGATGCCTTTGTCCACCTCGAAGGAGTATTTCAATCCTTTCTCGTCCACACTCAGCTTGAGCGTGCCCTTGCCTTCCACGCTGCGTGCAAGCACGTAGTTGGGATCGTGATTGAACAGCGCGCGCACATCATCGGTGAGCACATCGTCGAATGCTCCTTGAGCAATCTTCTCCTTGAACCAGCGTAGATCAGCCACCTCGTTGTAGAGCGCGGCATAACCCTCGATGATCGAAGGAGTGGTATCATCGGTTTCACCTGAACGCTTGAGCGTTGGCACTGCTGAGAGCATCCGGCGCTCACCGCCGTCTATTGCTGAAATATAATCCTGCTTCATGTAGTAGAAGTGTTTGACTCTGCTGGTGGAGTAGTTGAGACCTTTTCTGAGTAAGCCTCGGAATACTCCAGGTTAATGCGGTTGAGTTGAACGAATCGCTGGTCACCGCCTTCCACGCGATTGAGATTCTCCTTGCGGCGCACCTCGTTGATCGAGTACACACCGCGCTCAAGCATCTCTTTATAATGCTCCGTGCGAGTCTTGATATCGCCACGGAGAATAGCATCCATATTGAACTTGCAGCGATGACTGCCTGATCTCTTTTCATTTTCGCGCAGCAGCTTGCGATCAGCCTCCTGCTCGATGGACTTGCACCACGGACGAAGCACGTGCTTGTAGTAGTGAATGTCCTGATCTTCGACACCGTTGTACTTGGTGTTCACTTCATAACCTACGAGACCGGCAGGAATACCGAAGATTCGGCACACCTCTTCGCCGTTGAAATCCCGGCTTTCGATGAGCTGGCTGTCGGTAGGCGATGCGCCGAGGCTCATTGCTTTAATACCACCATCGAGCACCGGTGTACCGAAATGCCCATTGCCCGCCCATTGCTCTTTCAGGTTCTCTATCTGCTCTTTTACGAGCTTCTGCTCAGTGCTCAGGTAGGTGTCAATGCGCCCACCATTCCCGAAGTACATAGCAGCATACTCTTCTGCCGCCATGTTCAACCCGATGAGCTGATTGAACTCACGCACCACATCGGTCTCGCGGAACCACGGCAGGCGGATAATGTCGATGTCATCCACCATGCCCATACCACGGATGCTGTACACATAGTTGCGACCATTGGCGCTCACCATGCGGTTGACATTGGCATTATCCAGCGGCCAGATGGCGATAGGCTCAGCATTGCGGTTGCGCTCAATCCATGCGTAAGACACACCGTAGAGCAGACTGTTGGCCACCATGAACGACCAGAACATCATCGCTACATCACGATCATTGGGCGTGCTGTGGATGAGGCGGTAGGCGGGATGCGCGATATCCGGGATACTATCCTGATCGGCCTCGAAGCGATACACCTCCAGGGGAAGAGACGCGATGTCGGTGCTCAGCTTGCGGATGCAGGCAAACATTGCGCTGCATGCCATCGCAGTGCGGCGATTGACCAGCTTGCCACTCTTATTCGTGGTGGCCACCGGAAGCCATGAAGGATATGGATTTTTGAATCCATCACTTTCACTCCGAGTGAACAGACCTGCGATTGATTGAAATATAGATGTGCGCTGAGCCGCCATTTCAGAGGCAATGATTCAACAGCATTGCGAATTGAACGCTGTACAATTGTTCATTTGTTAGGATTGTGTACTGAATTGAGAAATTCAGCAGCACTCAACTGATGCTCACCTTGGCCGAGAAGTACAGCAGGAGAGAGCGCCGACCAGAGCGGAGGCTTTACATCCAAGAGTTCGACGCGGCGACCTTTGGCATCCTGACTTACCCGAATCTGCTTTGCGAGATCGGGATTGAGCACCATCTCAAACACGCGCACATCACCTTCGATGCGCTTGCGGTAAAATGGGAACTCTATAAACAGAGTATCCGTGCGGCCAGCCAGTCGCACGGATACTTGTTTTTTAATACTTGATCGCATCATTGGTTGCGTTAAGAGTTCCTCTTGCTTTCCGACCACAATGGATGCAACGGTGCGATCCCGGTTTCAGAGATCGCCGCGAGAATATCCCGGAAGGCAGCATCCGTGCCTGACAGTCTTTTGTAATGTCGCTCAACCCTGCGCTGCCGTCTGCCATGCGCGAAGTGCAGAGCACCCATGACGAAGGCAATGAACATAGCAGGAATGCAGGCAGCGATCATAGCGTAGATACTCCACTTAAGCGCATCCTCCTCGAATACCACATGAATAAACGAGAGCAGGAAGAGCACCCCGAGCACAGCTTTGATTACTGTATGGACGTGATTCTTTCGATACCAGAAGCTGGCGCGCATGTACAGCGATGGCCTTCCACTGCGGAATTGCCGACTAAACGCGATGTTGGCGAAGTAGGGATTGATGTCCTGCGTGGCCATTACTGCTCCACCGGTTTACGAGGTAACGCCTGGGCAGGTCCACACGGCACCTTGTCCGTGCATCCTTTGACTACAAAGTATCCGCGAAAGTCCACGCGCTTTGGATCCCCGATAGCGCATTCTATGGTGATGTGCTCTTTAGATTGATCAATGGCGAATGCCTGCGGTATGGCTTGATTACCAGACCCGACTGCGCGCTGCTCACACTGACCCCATTGCCCCGAGCAATCGTTATAGAATCGCCAGATCACATCATTATTCGCCAGACGATTTGAGACGCCATTGACCTGCTGCAGATTCACCCACAGCGTTGCGTTGTAAGTATCCGCGCTGAGTTGATTAACGGTTACGAATGCAGACGTAAGAGTCGTTGCTGGATTTGCATCAGTGGCGAAGTAATAATCAGCGTCTCTTTCCCACAGCACTTGCTTGGATAGATTGGCAAAAGCTGCCACCTGATCAGCAGTGTATGTGACCTTCTGCCGGTTGATCCATGTAGTGTAGGTAGATGTCTCGGTATATACTTTAAAGGTTGTAAGCCCTGCTGCATCTTTCTTAATCAGCAAAGTTTGAGGATCGTAAACAATGCCCGCGGCAGAAGTAAATCCGGCCTTGCGGAAGATATGCCAGCCAGTGGATGATATGCCCTCATACACATGCCCGTAGGAGTGGACATAGCTGTGAATGAAGTTGAGACCAGCAATGGTCAACAGACGAGTATCCCGCTTGAACGTTACGCGGATGGTCGTCTGCCCGGTGAGGCTACTGCGCACTGGAGTGAACACCGCAGTGTTGGTCTGCTGCGATGTAATCACCGCGTTTGCATATCCGATAATATCGGGCGGCAAACCTACCTGATCGAGCGTGAGTGTGGATTGCGCAGGCATCACCGCAGAGGTGAGCACGAGCAAAAGGAGAAGGAGAATCTTCTTCATTCGGATTGTGATTTATTGGTGATTTTGAGGACTGGCTTCATTCCGTCCTTGGTGTACTGCTCCACGAGCTGCGTCACCGCAGTCTCTTTGCTACCTTGAATCATCCAGGATGCACGCACATCTTCTCTGGTTGCCTTGCTTAACCGATCAAGCTCCGCCTGAGAGATGCGATTTGCAGCAACGAGAATGCAGCCATCGGTGTGCGCATGGGTGTTTCCACCGTGAATGCGGATACCCTTGAATGAGATGCCACTTGCCGACAGAGTGAATCCATCCGGACGATTGTACACCATGACCATTCGGCGCTTGAAACGCTGAGACATGGTGACTGCGAGATCATAGTAGACCTCGCCACTGGTCACCGGGATGGCAGTGCGAGACTTGTCTTTGATGCCCCATCCGCGCACGACATCTTCGAGCGTGTAACCGATGAGATTGCCTTTGGGATCGTAAAGCTCGCCGATGGTGGACAGTCCACGGTAATCGGTGCGAATGAGATGGAAGATAGCAAGTTGCACGTGGTGATAGCTTGGGCCACAATGCTACACCCGCCAATTAAATCACGACTCAAATACTCGAATTCACTCGAATTCCCGAATCAGCTCCATCCACGCCAGAGCAGTTGGCTCCGGCTTAATGCGCACCAGAATAGACTTCACCGGCACTGAGTGATCTGCCAGCTCCACGAATATCCCGTTGCAGATGGCCATGCACATACGCTCGCACGAATCAGGAGTCATCTGAGCGTGATCACGTACTACCCGGTCTATCCGGTTGTGGTCAATGAGAAATCCCATCTGGTCCAATTTCCACGGGGAACGAATTTCTACGTGATAGGCATAGCTTGAGTGTCCGCGATCCTTGCACTGCACTCCGGTCTTTTCACTCACCACAAACTTGCCTGTGCGGGTGAGCTTGAGTGTGTCAGTTATGGGCATGACTGTCCGAAGATTGAGATCATCTGAATCATGTCCGCAATACCCACGGTGCCATCTCCATTGAGATCACCAGCGCACTGCTGCTCCTGCTGCTGTGCGCACGGGGGACACACCTCAAGCGTGTAGGTCTGCGTGGCTTGCACCTGACTGGTGAAATTGCCGAGCGTCAGGAATATGGGCATGCCGCAGAGCGTGAGCATGAACATACCGCGCTGCCATCCGTTTGCGCCGCTGTCGGTGACGGTGATCTGGTATGTGCCAGGCGGCATCTCGAATGCCGCGGTAACCATTTGCGCATTGTTCTGGTTGCTGCCGGATGCCATCACTTGCCCGGTGCCGGTATTGATTACCGACCACGACACCTGCGCAGCGTCCTGATCAATACGACAGTAAACCTCTGCGAGCTGCGCGTGTGAGCACAGTGAAATGCAGAGAAGGAGAGAGGTGAGAATTTTATTCATCAGAATAAATTTATTTGATTATTGGTTAATTCTTTGAGCATCTGATCCACTTGCCGCTCTGCGGTCTTGCAGCGACTCAGTATCTGCGAGGCTGCGTGGTTGTCCGTCTTGCGAGTCTCGAAGTAGGACCGCTGGAGGTTGCGCATAGTGGCAACTGCTTTGATGAAGTCGTCGGGGTTCATGGATTGTCTATGATTTTATACACCTCTGGCTCAACACTATTATAGGCAGAGTCGATTGCATTGTAATCCAGAGCAATTTTGTGAAGCCTGCACCACTCCACAACGCAGAGCTTGTAAGTCAGAGCAGAAATCGCGCGGTCCTGCAGCTTTACATATTCAGCTTTTGATAGACCAGATCTCAATCTGTTACTTTCGATCTGGTCACGGACTGTCAAAAAAAGCAGCAGCGCCAGAGAAAAAGCCAGCAAACAATTGAAGGAAACGCCGGGATACTTCATCATTCGGTAGGTTTGTAGTTTGTGATTATTCCTGTCACTGGATAAGCCCAGGAAACTCGATATAGGTTGGGCCCTTCGATAAATAGATGCTCAGTGCTAACCTGATAACCGAGGCCAATCAAAATCTCGATTTCTGACTCGGAGAGCTTTGTTTGTATACTGAACTTGCCTTCATGCGTTTGAAGAGCAATCTGATGCAGAACTCGATCAGCCCTTTCTTTGGCATTCCGTAATGACATTATTCGTGCTTCTTCTGCGTTCATGATTCAGTAGGCTTATTGGTTAATTTGAACTCCACTCTCCACACCCACGGGTTACTCTCCCACGCGCCCTCTCCGTTGATGCTGTCCCAGAGAGTTTGGAATGAACCAATCGGAGACATTCCGTATTGACCATCCTTGTAATTCTTGAATGATCCATATATCCCTGCTTCCGGATTTTCGCAATCAATCCCCTCCCGTATCGCATCCTCCTCGGTGATGTCCTGCAATCGCTGCGGTAATACGTTCACAACCTCCAACCACAGACGCGCGGCTGCTTTCGGCATGAACATGGGGGATTTCCATTTCTCATACTCAGGCTTTGTGAAGTGCTCCTCTGCGTCTGCTTTATAGAAGTAAGGCCATCCGGTAGGTAGAGGATTTTTCATCCACGCCTCCTTCACGTAGAGCAGGTCGCCGGGATCTCCGTATTTACACCTCATCTCTACAAGTGAATGACCATACTTGAGCCACCATATATCATCTTGCATAAAGGGTGTAAGCTTGCCATAGGTAACATCTTCCGGTTGCGGCTTAATCGGCCTTCTCGTAACCGTCTTTTGACCTTTCCGGATGGCATCCACCATCTGCGGAGTGAAAGTGATTGCGCGGTGTTTCATGGCTGCGCCTCCTCTTTCGCTGGTTCCGGATTCAGTTGCGCCGCATCCAGCTCTTCCGCTGTAAACTCTCTGTTCAGTTTGTAAGGCAGGTATTTCAAGTGGCACAACCTCGCAATCGCTCTGTGCCACGGATCGCAGTTGATAGGCTGATAGCTGACCAGATTCCCTACATGGAAAGCCTTGCGGAGATTATTCACGTCCGCTCGCTCAATCGCTCCGCATTTCACGCATTTCCGGATTCGGTCGTGCCCATATCTTTTACGAGCTGCTGCGCCAATCACATTGCGCCACTCGTGCGGGTACTGACTCTCAGGTGGATTAACATCTTCGGGAATGATTCTGCCCTGATATTCCTTAAAAGGTTCGTGTGTTCTCATTTTCTATTTTGGGTTAATTGGTTACTTCTCCTTCGGCCAGCTCCATCTGGTTAGTATCAAACTGCGGCCACTCTTTGCGCAGCTCCTCAATGCGCTCAAACCACCTCGGATCATTACACCACTTGCGCTCGTCTTCGATAAAATGTCTCCAACTGAAGTAGTGGATGAAGCCAGCTCGGTGCGGATGTGACTCAATCTGCACCTCCTCTTCACTGGCATACCTTCCTGCTCGTGTCGGAGCAAGCCCGCGATTCTTGGCCATCCTGGCAACCTCTCCGTGAAGGTTGTAAGTCACAGCAATGCACGGTCTGCCGCCACTTAGCCTTGCGTATCTATCGCTGTTGATGTAGATGTATAGACTACCCATTACTTTTCTCTGTGTTGATATTCACTTAATTCATTCTCCGCATCCCGCAGCTCGAATTCCAGCTTTCGGAGTTTCAGCACTGCCTTTTTGTACAGCTCATCATCTTCGATGGGAAATAGACTCGTCCACTCTTGCTCTGCCTTGGCGAGAAGATTTTGCACCTTCGTAACC